ATTCAAAAGACAACTGTCAGGAATGTGATAGGGCAAGAATGCTTCTAGAAAGTCTTGATATTTCTTATCTTGAATATAAGCATCAACAAGACTTTACGGATAAACAATTTATAGCAGAGTTTGGTAGTGAAGCATCTTATCCGCAAGTCGCAATTGATTATCAACATCTTGGTGGATTGAAAGAAACACTTCAATACTTCAAAGAGAGAAACCTCATATGACTTACGAAGAGTTTTTGGATATGCCGACAACTTTTCTGGATGATATGACGAAAGTGATTATCATTAAAAACAAATATCGTCTGGATTTTACAGAAGAAGAAAAAGAAATTAATCAACATTTGTTGACTTATTGGGAAGATATGAAACTCAATGAATTAAGAGGGCAGTTTCAACGCTGCTGGGATCTTGACGACCCAGAGTAAATCTGCTATAATACTCGCATATACAGTTTGATTATGAACTACAAACCATATTCGATTGAGTGGAGTCGGCGGAGGTATCTTGCCGAAGCAATCCAACAATACTTTGATACTGATGCGTCTCTGGATGTAGTTCTGGACGACATTGTGAGTGTGCTTGAAGAGAATGTAGAGCATCATAAAAGTCGTGCTGAACGCTTTCAGGAAGTTTTGAATGGATTGAAGTCTTTGCCCTATTAGTATTGAGATATGTAAAGGAAAATCATAAAATCCAAACATTATGATAAAATAGTATTGTGAGAGCACTACAACATAAAACTCTTTATTATAATGTTTTTTGTGCGTGGAGGTCATTATGCACAATTTAATTTCTCATAATCAACTTGCTTCTTGGAATCATCTTGAAAAAACAATTAATGAATATATAAATCAAGAAGAATTAATTAATGATTATTATACTTGCTTAATTGAATGTAATGAAAATCAATCATTATGTAAGAGAGTGTGTAGAGAATTATTGAAGTCCTAATTGAATAGACCATTGACCCTTGACTTTTTGAGTTAAGGGTCTTATAGTATGTGTATTCATCAATCAAGTTATGCGTCCAAAATTCCGCAATGTGCTTGAAATGGCACTCGAACAAGGTGTAAAATATGGATATTCCCGTGCTCATAAACACATAGAAAATCCAACAGAAGGTGCTATCATTGATAGTATTGTTGAACAGGTGATGAACTCTCTTGATGAATGGTTTGACTTTGAGGAACATTATAATGACCGATCGAGCACAAGAATTTATGAATAAGGTTTGGGAAGCAAATAAAACTGGTGCCAATACAGAAGAAAAGTTGGTTGCGGCAGTTCTTTCACTTGCTGCCGAAACTGTAAAATATTACAATGCTCAAAACGACATGATAGTCCTGGATAAGAATGATCTGTTACAACTTGCAGAGGAACTGAATCAATGAAACTCTTTCATTTTTATAAAAGAGAGGACTTTGGAACCGATTATTCTTTTCAGTTCTTTACAATTCGTCCAAAGACTTATAAATGGTCTCTGCTACAAGTCTCTTTAAGTTTCAATGATTATGCAGGATTTCCTTATCTTCAAATCACATCAGGTGGTAATGGTCTTTTGAGTATTTTGTTTTGGGTTTGGAGACTCGGGGTAGATGTAGATATTTGTAGTAGAACTTGGAAAAAAGATTACAGGGAGGAAGGAGAATGAGCATCACACAAGGTCTTGTAGAAACTGAAAACGAAAATCCTGGATTTGAGATTCTTCATCTTTCATTTCGGAAAAAAAGGTCAGAGAATATGTATGGTGGTCCGGTGGATTACTATATCGGCAACATTGTATTCCGTTTGACTGATGAGAGTGCGAAAGGTCGTATGGAGTATATTCTGGCAGAGAATGAGAGAGTTCGTGTTGCTCCTGATGAAGAATTACACGATAAGTATTATGATGGACTTCACTTTAAGTTTGATAGAGAAGAAAGGGAAGAAGATGCAGTTGAAGACAAAGATGGACAAAAGTTTTATCCATTAGAAATCATCAACAAGGAAGGTATTAAAGATGAAGATGTATTCATCTGGGGATATCGTCGCAATATGAACCCACTACACGACTTCATAACCTACATTGAGAAGTTTGATTGTTACAGAATGCACGAATACTTTCAGGATACTCCAGTAGTTCGTGGTATCATAGAGTATCTACAAGATATGAAAGACGGCAAACCAAATCCAAGTCGCACTGTTTATCACGAACAATTCTTAAATACACTTACAAATCTCTGCTGGTGGTGGGACTGATGAAACAATTACCTTCAAAACGAGAACTGGATATTATGTGGACTGTGGCGACCAGTGGCGCTTTGGAAACTGGTACAAGACCTCATTACGGTTTTGCTGATATGCTGTATGATTACCTTACAGACCACATTAAAAACAAATACGGAGTAGAACTTTGCGATGAAAATCCGCACGGTCAGTGACCTTCATTTAGAATGTTGCGAGTATAATCAAGGTGTCCCTGACTTGGGAGAAGGGGAAATTTTGATTCTTGGTGGAGACATTCTTTGTGCTCGTCACTTTAAGACCAATGGAACTCTTCATCAGGTCTATAAGGACTTTCTGCAAAAATGTGTGGATAATTTTGATGAAGTTCTCTATGTTCTTGGAAATCATTGTTATTATGGTTATAACTACGAAGGAACTTGGAATGTTCTAAAAGAACATATACCTCCTTCCATTCATCTTCTTGAGAACGATTATGTAAAAATCAAAGATATGGTTTTTTTAGGCGCAACCCTTTGGACTGACTTTCGTAAAGAAAATCCTCTGGAAATGATGGAAGCACAAAGATTTCTTAATGACTATAAGACCATTCGTATTGGTTCCAACTATCGTAAGTTGAGACCAGAAGATACTCTGGAATTTCATAAGAAGTCAAAGCAGTTTCTTCTGGATACTCTGCCGATGTTTGAAGACCAAAAAGTCTGGGTTCTTACACATCACGCACCTTCGTACCAATCAATCCATCCAAAATACCGAACGGAAACTGTTAATGGGTCTTATGCTAGTCACCTTGATGATTTGATTTTGTCTCATCAACAGATCAAATACTTCTCACACGGTCATACGCACGAAAGTATGGATTATTTCATAGGTGATTGTAGAGTTGTATGTAATCCACGCGGATACTGGAATTCTTATAATACTTCTGGTCTCAATCCAGACTTTGACCCACACTTTGAGATAGACACTTAAAGAACCGTCACAAGGGGTCTTCACGGAGACCCTTTTTTGTTGTATAATACTCTCATACGCAACAGACCAATGCACTATCTGTGTCTTTTGGACGGCACCATAGAATACGCTGCTAATGACTGGAACCAATTTCAGCATTATCAGGTAATGTATGCCGAAGAGCACCAAGATGCCGAAGTCCAGTATCTTACTCTCACTGACGAAGAATACGATCAATTTTTTGCTCCTTTGGATGAAGAAGAATGAGAAAAGTTACTGTAAGACCCAAAAGCAAGAAGAGTAAGAATCGCTTGTGTAATCTAATGGAAAACAATCCTATCTGTATTGTAGAGCAGGACAAAGGAGATGGTATGTTGTTTCTCGCATCAGAGAATCAAAAATACTTTTTCTGGGTAAATATCAACGACTTTTGGGAATGTGATTGGGAGGTTATTTAATGAGTTTTTCTAAAACTGTTTCTGTTTTTGCTGCACTTGCAAGTATCTTTGCTGCTGGGGCGACTGGTTGGAAACTTGCTGATTCTCAAAAAGAAGTTCCTTTGAGTCCACTGGACCAAAAGGTGATGGAGTTGGAGAAGAAACTTGACCAAGCACAACAACCTCAAGTTGCTCCACAACCTGTAATTCTTCCTACCCCCCCAACCTCAACTGCCTCAAACATCTCAAACCCCTCCTCCTCAACTGCTTCCTCCTCCCCCTGTTCCTGAAAATGTCACTCCTTGATACACTCAATTACCTCATAAAAGACCAAGAAGGAAACCTTCAGTGTTATGAATGGGACATTCGTGAAGAAACCAATCACGAAGTGAATGACCTTGATTGGTATACTGAACAGTACGACCTTACTAAACAACGAATAGAAGACCTCAAACAAATCAAAATCATTATTGAAAATCAATGAAAACCTACAATCTCACCATCACTGAAAAGCAGGCACGAGCACTTGTAGATGCTACTGATTTGCTTCAAAGAGTTCAACTTGGTCAGTGGAGGGAAATTCAAGATAATCTACCTCTTCAAAAACCGATTGATTATACAGAATTTCATCAAGATATGAAAATTATTGGAGCAATTCTATCCAAACATATGATTGATGGTATTGATGGTGGTGCTTCCTCACTTGGAGTAGGACATCAAGACCTTCCAGAAAGTAATGGTATTCTTTATGACCTTCATCGGGTCATTCGTAGGAAACTTTCCGTGGAACGAGCAGTAGAACAGGGCATTATTGAGAATGAAAATGTTTCCAGAAATGAAATGCCTATCACAGTGGATTTTGATTTACCTATGAAGTGGGGAACAGAACCACTTGCTAAACTGGAAAGGGTCAGTTGAGAAACTGGCACAGGGTATCTCCACAGGTGCCCTTTTTGCCGTATAATAATTTCAGTTCAAACAAACCAATGGACGACCAACACACTCTCAACGTGCAGATCGCTGACACGATTGAGAAGATCCAACACATCAATCCTGTGTTGTATGGTTTCTGGTATAGTAAGTTGTATCCTCCTCATGGCGACACCAAACACTGGACTACTGAAACTCTTGTCCATT